TGTGGGCACGCAGGGCCCGCACGACATCACGGCCGTCGAGCGCCTGCACCGGGATGGTGATCTGGACCCCGGCGGCGCCCGCGGCCGCGCGATCGTCCGCTCGGCCGCCGCCGCCACGGTGGACGGCCGCGATCATCGCGTCGGGATCGAGCGGACTCATCCCCGGCGCCGCCCCACCCCCTACCAGCCCGCTCACCTGCGACGTCACCGGGGTCGGGACGACCTGCCGAATGCCCGGCCCCCCAAAGCTGTCGGCCGGCAGCTCCGGCAGGAGCCCCGGGATCGTGGGCGCCTTCGTGAACAGGCTCCCCAAGATGCTCCCGAACAGATCCTTGGCGAGCAGGTTCGCGATCATGGTCGACCAGACCGCCAGGACCTGGCTGGCCAGGTCCTGGAACGAGTCCACGCCGTCCGTGACGACCGTCGCGAAGAAGCTGGCGAACGCGTCCTGCGTGTTCTCCAGGGCGCGGCGCCACACCACCTCGTACGCCTCGGCACTCTCCGTCGCCGAGGCCGTCAGGGCCCCGACCACCTTGTTGGCCTGGGCTTCGATCGCGTCGCGCCGTTCCTCCTCTTGGATCAACCGCTGGAGCGTCCGAATCCGTGCCTGGTCGGCCGCGCCGGCACCGAGCTGAGCGGCCTGGTACCGCACGAGCGCGTCGGCCCCGACGGTGAGGGCCTGGTGCTCCTCTTCGAGACGCGTGATCAGCCGGGCGAGCGCCTGTTCCCGCTGCTGCGTGTCACGGGTGGCCTGCTGGCGAGCAGCGAGATCATCGGTCAGGGTCCCGATCCGCTCAAGGGCGTCGGCGAGACCCTCAACCTGGTCGATCGCGATACCCGCCGCGGTGGCTTGCGCCGTGAGCTGGCGCACCAGGATCGCCCCGTCCGACGCTCCGGCCGCGGTGGCGGCCGCCTCGATGTCCAGGGCCGTCGCGTGCTCCAGGATGCGATCGACGAGGCGCCGCCGTTCCTGCCCCTCCTGGTCCAGGGTGCGGCGCCGATCCGTCGCGCGCTCGTTGGCGGCCGCGAGCTCGAGGTTGGCGCGGTGCTGGGCCAGCGCCGTCTGGATCAGGAGCTCAGCCTGCTGGCGCAGCGCCGGCGGCAGGGCCGCCAGGTTGGCGCGCTGGCGCAGCTGGAGTTCGAAGACGCGCTGCTGGGTCTCGAGGTTGGTGCCGGTCGCGTCGGAGAGCCGCAAGTGTTCCAACCCCAGGCCGCGCAGTTCATCGGCGAGCGGGCGGACGGCATGGGCCGTGAAGTCCTGGAGACGCTGGGAGGCGGCCGCGACGTCGCGATCGAGACCCGCCACATCCACCGCGCTCGCGGGATCGGCCCCGGTCGCGAACCGTGCCCCGATCGCCCCCGGTGACGGACCCGCCTCCATCAGCGTGCGCCGGCGATCCTCTATCCGGCCCAGCTCGTTGGTGACCCGTTCGTATGCGTCACGGAGCGTCTCGATCTCACGCCGTTCCCGACCGAACCCCGTGATCAGCCGCTCCTGTTCATCCGCCCGCTCGCGCGTCCGCCGGGTCAGCCCCCGGTACGCGAGCGTCAAGCCGACGACCGACCCGGCGGCCAGCGCCAACCACCCCCCGGGCCCAGCCAGTCGCGACAGGGAAGACGCGATACGTCCCAAGGGGCCCGGCACGCCGGCCGCGGTGGCGGCCATCTGGGTCAGGTTCCGCGTGACCGTCCCCATGCCGCGCGCGGCGGCGGCGGCCGGTTCGGTGGTCTGCTGCATGAGGCGGGTGAACGCGGCCAGGTCCTTGCCGGAGAGATCGCTGAGCTGCTGCCGCATCGCGATCGCTTCCGCGCGGACGCCTTGCAGGCTATTCCGGTACTCCTCAGCCCCAACGGCGCCGGCGGCGTGGTCCGCGCGCAGCTGCTTGACCCAGCGATCGAGTTCGTCGAACGTCGAGGACGACTGTGCGGTCGTGTCCCGCATGAACGCCATCTCGCCCTTGAAGTCCTCGAGCGCGATGGAGCCCTGCTGAAACTCGCGGACCGTGCGCGCCCACATGTTGCGGAGCCCGATCGCGGCAGTGGCGTTGTCTTTGGACGCCTGCCCGAACCGATCAATCCGGCGGCTCACCTCATTGATTTCGGCGGCGAACGGGCCCAAGTCGCGCGGCTGGAGGGTCGATCCCCATGCGCGCATGTCCTCGGCTGAGGATTGGGCCGCTTGGGCGGTGCGGGCCAGCGCGTCATCGACCTGGTCGAGCGCGGCCGCGGTACGCTGCGCTCCCTGCTCGGCCGCGGCCGGATCGATCGCGATCCCATACGTAGTGATGGTGTTCTCGCCCGCCATCCCATGCTCCTAACCGAGCGGCCGCCCGCCGTGTTGGTGCAGGGCGGCTTCAAGGTCGTCCGCGCCGCCCTCCGCGGTGGCGTTTGCGGCCTCCCGCTTGCGCTGCGCCGCCACCCACGTGAAGTAGCCCTGCCACAAGCCGAACTCCCAGGCGTCCAGCGCGCGGATCTCGGCGACCGTCTTGTGGAGCCGCTCCGCTAGCTGGAATTCGAAGCGGAGTTCGGCGTTGGTTCCAGTGCTTGCGTCGCCTCCTGCACCGAGGGGATCATGCCCACCCGCAAGAAGTCGAGCACCCGGGTGAGTACCCCCAAGTCTGCGGCGCTCATCAGGAGATGGACGTCGCCTTGCGCGAACACCGGTTTCCCCGCCGCGTCTTCCGCCTTGGCGACCAACAACCGCACGTCGCGCTCGATCGCCTTGCCCTGGGGGTTCTTGTCGATCGCGCCGAGCAGGTCGTTCACGGTCACGCGGCCGAGGTATAACGTCACCGGCGTCCCGTCCGGATACGTCCACTCGGGCACGGTCAACGACCGACGGTCCGCGGCGAAGTGCGTACGGATCGCGTCGACGACCCGGAACGGCTGCCGCCGCTCCTGCGCCTCGACGGCATCCCGCGCCGGGTTGGTAGGAGAGCGGGGCACGCCGGCGGTGGCGCCTGGCGGGTTCGGCGCCGTGGTGGGCGCGTCGGTGGTCGGCACGGGGGAATCCCTCCCTGGGGCCGGGTCCCCCAGCCCCGTCATGGGTGCGGTGCGGCTTAGGCCCAGCCGACGACCGGAATCGACGTCAGCGTGCCTTGCAGTGAGAGCGCCACCCTGCTGTTCCCTTCGGGGGAACTGGTCCGGTAGTTCACTTGCAGCGCGTTGAACGTGAACGTCTTGCCGGTCGCGACCGTCAGGATGACCTCCTTCGGGGTCTCGTTCCGGGCGTGAACATCGGCGATGAACCCGGCCTGGCCGGGGTTCGCGTGGTCGAGCCACGCCTCGAGCGTGAACCGGCCGACGGGCAGATCCGGCTTGTAGGTACGGATGGTGTCGCCCTTGACGGTGTCCTCGGTGAGCTCGACATCGAGATCGAGGCTCCAGACCCGCAGTTCGCCGATGGCGTCGCCGTCGTACGAGGCCGCACCGTCGCGACCGGAGAAATTGGCCATGGGTCACATCCTTCCGATCAGGTCTCAGGTCCAGGTCACGACGGGGATGCTGGTGAGCGTCAGCCCGAACGTTAGGCTCACACGGGCGTTGCCCTCCGGCGAATTCACTCGGTAGTTCACCGCGAGGGCACTGACCGCGAACTTCTTCGCGGGCGGGCCGGGGTCCGCGCCGGTGGCGAACAACTCGGCGGTGACCTCCGGTTGATTGCCGGCGTTGATATCGTCGATCAGCGCGGCTTGGGCGGTGTCGCCGTAGTCGAGCCAGCACTCGACCGTACCCCGACCGGCCGGGATGTCCGGTTTGTAAGTCCGGACCGTGTCGCCCTTGACGGTGTCCTCGGTGAGCTCGACATCGAGATCGAGGCTCCAGACCCGTAGCTCGCCGATGGCACTGTCCGCCCCGCCCGTGAGCGTAGCATTGGCCCAGCTGCCGTTGGCGAGGGTCTCGGTCGTCCCGATCGCATTGCCGCCCGTCCCGCGCACGCGCGCGGTCACGACCATCGTATCGCCCGCGCCAGCCGCGGCCGTGACCGTCGCATGGACGATCGTGGCGGCCGCGTACAGCGTGCCCGCCCCCGCTCCCCGGTTGATCGCGGCGATCAGGTTGTCGAGCGAGTCGGAGGCGTTGGCCCCGATCAGCACGTTCCCATCCGCGTTGGTGAGCGTGGTCTGGAACGTGTAGACCTTCCCACCGATCGTGACCGTCTGCCCGTTCCCGGCATTGGCGGTCAGGGTCAGGGTCCCCGTCGCCGCCGTGGTGCCGTAGAACGCCGAGCCGTCGCGTCCACTGAAGTTCGCCATCAGTCTCCCTCCCCGTGCGGCATCATGGCACCACTTCCTCGGCCTCGAACGGCACGGTCAGCGCGAGCTGGAGGAACGGATCCTCCGTCACCAGCCGCGGGCCGGACGGGACCTGGAGCCGCAGGTCCGGGAGGTCGACGCGATTGAACAGGTCCCGCACCTGGTCCGCGAGGGTGTATAGGGATCCCAGCCCGCCGCCCGGGCTCGCGAACAGATTCACGTTCAGCACGCCCACGATGCGGTTCCGGCCGTCTTTCGACAGGTGGAGGCCCTCGCCGAACACGACGACCGGTTCGAGCCAGGCCGCCCCGTCCCCGACCGGCGGGGTGAACACAACGCCAGGCCACCGGATCGGCGTGCGCGGATCGCCCGCGGCGTCGACCCAGAGCGTCGCGAGACGCGCTTCCAGCGCCGAGACCACC